ACCGCAGGGGGTTGACCGCAGTAGCGGTAACCACGATGTCGTTAGTAGACGACATCGTCCAGACCATCCAGTAGGATATGTGTGTTTTCGGAGTATGTTCACGCATTATTGTTGGTCAATCAATAAAGGGTGTGCACGGTTGGTGGTGGATAACCATAGTCTTTAAGGTATACGGCGTCGGTGAATGCCGTACGTATCACACAACGCCGTGGGGCGGTTCGTATAGCGTCTATGGTTTCATAAATTTCGTTAGGTGTAGTATTGTACCTCCGTGTGATAGCTTCAATAGAAACTCTGTGAACATATTTATGATGAAAATTCTCAAGTACTGTCTGATTCGTAAAGCGAGCAGTGTCGTCTCCACTCCGCCCGTACTTTTCAGTCAAGGCTTCGTGGATGGGACTGCGTCCTGAGTACCGGAATCCGGCAAGTACCTCACGAGTAAATTGGTCAGCTCTTTTGGAGAACCCGGTTTTGGTTCTACCTGGCAAGTCGCCGACGCAATTTCCCATGGCGCGCAACAAGACACCAATATTAATATAAGGTGAATTGTCGATATCAGGTGAGTATTTGAGAAACTGTAGGTGGCATTTATCTGTTGCGTCCTCACAAGTGACGATGTAACCAACATCCTTGGCGCATTCAATAATTTTTGCGGCACATTGGTCACGTGTCAACTTCGTGAAGTCGACTTTTGATAAACGTAGAGAGATGAGAGCGTTGGCATAATTGTTGACAAAGGTGGTTGCGGTACTACCGCTTAGCAAAGTGGGAAAATTTATCTTAAAAGTGCGGCGTTCACGCCCGTCCACACTGGAAAACTTCAATGGCTTAGTTAACTGGGAAAACATCCTGCGCGTATATGAGTAAAGGAGTGTGTGCTGTGGTAAAGTGCAAAGGATGTACTCAAAGAGCCGCTCGGTGTGAGATGTGTCACATGAAGATATGTCCATATTACATCGATAGATGCCGTCCTTACATTTCACAGAAAAACAACTATCGTCAGAAAAGTAGCAGAAGTAAGACGCTCCCTCTGGGTATTCCAGCTGTGTGAAGACCTCACGCAACAAATTCGGTTGAGGTGAGCCAATGAATTGCGAGCGATACTTGCTTGAATAAGTGAAAGTAGACATGCATTGCTTGACGATCTTCGCGGAGAATCCCCCAAGTAATGAACCGACCACGGTGAGATCAACGATTAAGCGGGGGTACTTTCCCGGTTTTGCCCACTCGTATTTCTTCAACTTCGCAACCGATTTTGATATAAAAGTGTGGTGACCTAAAAGCCCGTACATGACAATCTCTTGCATTGCACGAATGCGCAAATTGCGTTTTGGATGCGGTTCATGGGCGTACTTGAATAGTTCATAATCAAAGTCGTAAGTGGCGGAGTCTAGGGCAGCAGAATAGTGGTTGCGCAACGCAGTGGCAAATCGGGTGGCAGCCCGCGTTTGTAGAAATCGTCTCTGGTTCTCACGGAGCGTTTTGTCGAGTGCGGCATTGCCTTCTCTCGCTGATGATAAACGAGTCAAAGCTTTAGATAAATTGTTGTCGGTATTTGCATACACCAACGCTGAGTGCGAAAAC